TTACTCAACAATTCATCTCCATCTTCAGTCAACATGTTATATGAGTATTCTGTGATGATAGATGTTTTTAGCGATTGTGTGAATCGTTTTTGTGAAACAACAAATGTGATTGATTCGTCAACTTGAAGGCCAAACTTTGCAAGAAAGTCTTCTTGTCCCATAAAGCCGTCAAAACTTTTGATATAAAATTCCATTTCAAGTGCGTCATCAAAAAGCATAGACGCATCTTCGCCATAAATCTTATCTAAATTTACGTGCGTTCTTGGTAAGTAATAACCATCTACACCATAAATCTTGATAGACTCTATGATTAAATCTTCGACAAGACTTTGTTCCTGCTTGACAGGAGTGTACTGATTAAAATAACGATTACGTGCCATGAGATTAGCCTAGCATGTCAGTAACAGGCAACGAATATGAACTAATCATTTCTGATTCAATAGCTTGAATTTCATCTGTAGCTTCATCCCAGATTTTTTGTCCGTTGAATGTGATGCCACCTGGCATAGAAAGTCCTTCAAACTTCTTCAAGTTTTCGCCCCATTGTTTTTTAATGAGTGCTGTACAATATCTATGAAGCCATCTATCGTTGTAAAGGTCAGTGTATACATCTGGATCAATTTTCTGATATGCTTCAATAAGCATGTATTCACCAAGAACAATCTTTTCGCCCCAAGCAATATCAACATAAAGTTTATTTGAGTGGCGTTGAAATCTGATGCCTTGTTTGCCAACAAATAGTTCTTCGGCTAGAGCAACGTTTTGCAATGCCATGTAGTACGGCGCAAATGGTCCTGTATTGAATGCAAACAAATCGTTCAGTGCGATTTGATATCTTAGATTGAATAGATTATTTGTAGAATAACTATTGCCGATTGGAAGAATATTAGTGACACCAATGACGGAATCTTCAATAGACAAGTATTTATTGTCAATGTCGGTTTGTGTAACTTGTCTTGCTAGATAGACTTTCTCTGTTGCGTCATAGTGATAGTCGTAGTAATATGAAAATGCCATTTCAATGCAATCTTCAACTTGTTCGTCCGCTACGTTTATCTCTAAGAGAGGCGCACCTAGTCTTCTAAGGCAGAATTGTTTGAATTCTTCTCTTGATGCTGGTTTGCTTGTACTCATTTACTTGTGCCCCTTATGAATTTCATCTTCTATTTATCATTACCATAACTTGCATTTTAAGTTCGCTTGAAATGCGCCGCTAAATACTGTATAATTGTTGAATATCATAACTTAAAGTGAGGTAATTATGGAGAGATTAGAGGGACGGGTAGATAAGGCTTGGGGAAAAGAAATAATCTTTGCGACAAACGACAAATACTGCGGTAAATTGTTATGCTTTGATAAAAAAGGTAATAAGTTTTCTTTACACTTTCATAGAGAAAAAGATGAATCTTGGTATGTATTGGCTGGATCATTCTTAATGGAAATAATTGACACTACGAATTCAAACACATACACCAAAACTTTCAACAAAGGAGACATTTGTAGAAATCTTCCTCTAGTGCCTCACAGATTAACTGCGCTTGAAGATGACTCCATCATAATTGAAGTCTCTACACCAGATAGCGTTGAAGATAACTATCGCATTGCGCCAGGAGACAGTCAAAATGGGAAGATATAATTCAATTCCTGCGTCGGAAGTGCCGCAGATTCAAAACGTTCCACAACAAATTCCAACCTACTCTTCTACGCCATATGGAATGAATACGCCTAGTAACACCGGCGGATATAATAACATGTCGCAAGAAGATATGCAACGTCAGATGCAAATGCAAGAAATGCAACGTGGCTGGCCAACTGTATTTCCTAAAGCAGTTGTTGGTTTAGACAGAGATGGAACTATCATTGAAGATATTGGTGGCTACATCACGGACTTCAGTCAAGTTAAACCTATTCCTGGAAGTCTAGAAGCAATTAGAATGATTCGCCTGAAAGGTCATCAATTAATGATTCTTACAAATCAAGCTGGTATTTCAAAAGGTCTTCAGACTACAAATCAAGTAGATGCAGTGCATCAAGGAATGATGAAAATGTTTGGTGAAGCTGGAATCTTTTCTATTGACGGTTTGCTGTATTCTACATCAAATCTCAAAGACGATATTTTTGCTAAACCTAATATCGGTATGTTTGACAGGGCTAGAAAAGAAAATAGAATGAATTGGAAACAAGGCTGGTACGTTGGTGATAAAATTAGTGATTTGAAAGCCGCAGACAAAGCCGGTTCAAAACCTATTTTAGTTTTGACCGGCCATGGTAAAGAGACTTTAGAAAAACTTAACACATTTGCTAATAGACAATTGAAGGCAAAAACTTTAGTCTTCAATAATCTTTTAGAGTTTGCTAAGACACTATAACTTAATCAACAAGTTCTACTTCAACTTGATGCACTCTGTCAATTTTCAATAGCTTTGATACTTCAGGCAGATAAAGATATTCAATATTAGAATTTTTCATCGTGTGAATCGCATCTGCTAGTGTTTCTACTAGAGGTTCTCCCGCTAGATTGAAACTGGTATTGAATAGAATAGGAACACCAGTTAGTGCATCAAATTCTTTAATCAGATTATAGTAATGTGTATTCTGTTCACTAGTTACTGTCTGAATTCTACATGTGCCATCTACGTGAGTTATAGCAGGAACATCCCCATACTTGTCTGCTTTAAAGTCAATAGCATACATCATATGTGGTGCTTCTTTAAGACCAGCAGTTTCAAACCACTCATCAAATTTTTCAGCTAACATTGATCCCGCAAAAGGTCTGAACCACTCTCTACCTTTAACTTTATTAACGTGATCTTTTCCGTTAATATCTCTTGGATCATATAGAATAGACCTGTTGCCTAATGCTCTAGGACCAGCTTCTGATCTTCCTTGAAATAGTGCAACGATATTTCTATCAGCAATTAGTTTTGCAATGTCTTTATATGAAACTTCGCTAATCTCAGCGCCTTCAAGGTTATCTATCTCATCGTAGTTTTCTGGAACATGCACACCAAGATATAAAGACTTCAAAGGTCTAATTGTGCTGTCTTGATTTTCTGAGTGATGTACAAGTTTAGCCATACCAATAGAAGTTCCGCCATCATGTGCAATGGGTTCAAAGTAAAGATTTAGATTTGGAAATCTTTTCTGTAAATAATAGTTTGCTACGCAATTCAATCCATATCCACCAGCAATAACTACGTTTGTTTCTCCAGTAGAGTCAACCGCTTGTTCAATTAAATTTCCAACAAATTCTTGTGTGTCATGTTGAACTCTCCACGCTAAATTTTTTGCAACGTCTGTCACTAAGCTGGGGTCTCTGTGCCAATCATTAGATTCATCAGTCTTCTTCAGATAGTCATTAATTTGAGTATTGATGAATCCACCAGCTGGATAATTTGGAATGAAATAATTTTTATTTCCTTTTCCATCAATGAAAAGATTTTCAAGTTTTTCATCTGACTTGCCGTATGGTGCTAAGCCCATAGTCTTTCCAGCTTCAATATATCCAAAGCCAAGATAATGTGTGACAGATTCATATGCTTTAACAATTGTCAAAGAATTACTAACGTCAAATCCTGCATTTTTTGGAATGTTATTAAAAACATTTTCGTTTGTTCCATACGTCTTGTGTACTTTATCAAACTGTGCTGGATATGCACACTTATAAATGCTCTCTGTTTCAAATCCACCTACTTGTCCTGTGCCTTGTTCGTCTTGTGCAAAACTGTGGTGTGATCCCGAACCATCAACAATGACAGCAACAGCAGACTCAAATCCCGAGTTATAGAATGCACAACTTGCATGGCCCAAATGATGTTCATGTCCAAGCAGAATAACACGAACTTTTGGATTGAATTTACGCACCAATGCAGTATATGCATCCTCTCCAGTCCATGGTAGCTTAGAATATTCTGTGGTAGTTCCACCAATAACAAGAACATCTACGCCGAGTTTAATTGCTTCTAGCATAGACATGAATGGATTTCCATCATACTTATTTCTAGACAATCTTTCTTCTTCAGAATAGAAAATTAACTCGCCATCTACAACGTAAGCGGCTGAACCATTATGTCCAGGATTTATTGCGAGAATTCTATTTTTATCCGTCATATTATTTTACCTTCTTTTCAATATCTTTAAC